GCAGCGAGGACGGACCAGCGTCGCGCCATGCGCTCAGACCTCGATCTCGGCGGTCAGCTTGATGAAGTGCCCGGACGGGAGGGTGTTGCCGACGTTCACGAACGCGATCCCGTTCGCCGTGCCGAGGTTGCAGACGATCTCCTCGATGTAATCGTCGGGGACGTCGAAGAAGGATTGCGTGTTGCCGACGACGGTGAAGAGCGGGTTCGCCGCGAGGGTCGGCCCAGTGGTGCCGATTGTCGTGGCGGTGGTGACGATCATGCCGACGGTGGGGTCCGTCTGCGGTGTCCAGATCTCCATGGGCTGACCCAGCACGGCTGCGGCGAGGCCCGTACCGGATGGGGCGACGGTCTGCCGATACACCGCGACCGCGAACTGCTGCGATGTCGGGACCACGGCGGTTGTCGTGAGCATGCCGATCTGCAACCTGCGGAGCCGGAATCCGGCAGTTGCGGACGCGCCCCAATAGCCGATGTAGCCGTTCACGGTGGTAGTGACCGGCGCGTTCGCTAATTGGGCCGTCTGCGAGACGACCGAAGTCGAGTAACGGGCCATTGGGAGACCTTCTTCCTAGTTCGCTTAGCTGACGGATGCGCAGGTTGCGTAGACGGTGAGTACCCCAAAGGGGCTCGTGTTGTTGGCTGTGGAATATGCGATTTCGACTTCCCAGCGAGCAGCCAGAACATCCAGTGCGCGTCGATCCAGCCCTCGAAACAGGCAGCGCCGGCCGCGAAGCACAGCGCACCGATCAGAGCGAACATGCGGGCCTCCTACCTGTCTGGTCGGTAGCCGTCGAATGGGCAGAACAACTGCCCGTCCGGGCCTTCACGGAGCGGTTCGCCATCGTTAGGGCAGACCTCACGCTCGAGCGCGGCGCCGGTGACGTCTTCGTCGCCGGCTTCGCGGTAGATGTCGATGAGTTCCTGCCACCCCATGGGTTAGGCCTGCTCTGCCTCAGCCGGCTCGGCGGGTGCCTCTTCGGCTTCGGCCTCGGCGGCCTTCGCCTGCTCCGCGTCGTCAGCCTCGAGGCGTTCGATCAGGTCAGGGACATTGCCCGACTTCGGGAGCTCACGCGCCTCGAGCAACGCTTGCAGCTCGGGCTTGGTGAGCGTCTCGTAGCCGGCGACCTCGCCGTCCTCGTTGACGTCGCCGACCGGGGCCGCGGGTTCGGCGGGTTCGGCGTCCGCATTGCTCGCGCCGCTCAGAACAGTGCTCTTCGGCATCCCTGCCTCCTCATGATCCGTTGATGTGCACTGCGGACACATCGACAACCCCACCGCGTACACGGAGCCGCAGCTCCGACACAGCCACAGCGCCACGAGCTAGGCGCCGAGCTTGACGAGGTTCGCGGGCTTCCGCTGAATCTCGAGGTCATGCACGATCGCGATGACCAGACCAGCCGCAGCGCCAGACATCTTGAGGTACGTGTATCCGTCGGGGAGCGCATTAGCGCTGATCTCCACGACCGTCGAGTGACCGGCCGTCAGCAGCCCCGTGTTGTCCGCGGCGGTCTGCGCGACCCGCGTCCATACCGCCGTTCCGTCCGTCGCGGTCGCGTCGTACATATGGTCGATCGGCGCCCACGCCGGGGTGAAGAATGACCCCGCCCGGTAGGTGCCACCGAACGTCGTCGCGGTTGTGAGGGAGAAGGTGTCCGCGCCGGTGAGCACGTAGGTGATACCGGTGCATTCCTTGAGCGAGATCGCCTTGCCGGCAGCGATCGGTACGACGTTGAGAACACGTCCGAGGGCTTCCATGGTGATGTCCTTCTCTCCGCCGGGGGTTCATTGCCGGCCGATATGGACCGAGGGCGACCCGAATGGCCGCCCTCCGGCCAGGAGCGCTAATTGCCTCAGTTCAGCTTCACGACTGGCGACAATGTGGCGCCGCCGTTCTTCGGGGTGATCGCCGTGTTCAGCCACGGCCGGCCGTCGAGGCGCTCGATCACGCGGTACGCCGTCTTGTCACTGGCGAATGCCACATGCGCACTCGATGCAGCCTGCATGATCTGCCGGTCACCGATCAGGTAGTAGCCCAGATCGACGAAGCTCAGGTCGCCCGCAGTGCCGGAAGTCGGCACCTTCTCCGTGATGATCAGCGGCCGGCCGAGGATCGACAGGGTCGGCGAGTCGAAGCCCTGCCCACCGGTCAGCCAGATCGGCAGCGTCGCACCCGAGACGGTCAGGGTGAGCAGGCTCGTCAGGACAGCCGGTGAGCAGAACCACACTGCGCGACCGAGCGACGACGGCAGCATCCGCGAGTACATGGCGACGATGTCAGCCCACTCGACGTCGTTGCCGCTCGCCGTGCGGGTGACCAGCACCGTCGCGGCACTGTTCATCACACCGAGGGGTTCGCCGACCCCGGATCCGCTGATGAAAGCGACGTCCTCGTAGTAGGCGACCGCTTCGGGCAGGATCCCATCGAGAAACGCACCGAACGCCGGAGCGTCCGCAACGAGCTCGTTCGGGACCTGGCAGTAGGCGGTGAGCTTCTTCGCCTCGAGCATGACCCGCCCGAACGACGCCTGCGACTCGACCAGCGACGCGCCCTCTTCGGTCCAGTAGGCGACGATGCCGCCGTAGACGCTCGAGGCGTGGCTGGTGTCATCGACGGACGGGATCGGCACCCGCAGCGAGTCCATCGGAATCACGCGGGCACGGGGGCGGATAGCCGCGGTCTCAAGTGCCACCTGCAAGATCTCCGCGCGCAGCGTCTCGGGGATCAGGAACCCGCCGTCACCGGGGACGGTCGACCCGAAGGAGTTCTGGATCTTGCGAAGATTCGCGACCTTGTTGCTCAGTTCCGCCGCATTCTGCAACGAATTGGAGTGGTGCCAGATCGCCTGCATGAACTCGGCGGTGTCTTGGAACTGCCGATCGACCGCCGCCCCAGGCGCCCGCTTGTTGTAGATCTGATGCTTGGTCTTTGCGGCCGAGCCAGACATGCGCTGTACCTGCTCAACGTTCAGATCAAGCGGCGCGGCGCCGTTCTTCTCGCGCTGCTCCTTGAGGAACTCGGCGAGCACGAGCTGGGTCTCTTCGCGGACCTGGGCAGCGACGGAGGCGTCCTTCTCCATGAACGTCTTTGCATAGTTCTTCGTGAACGTCGCGAAGGCATCCTTGTCCTTGAATACGCCTTGCATCTTCTTGTCATCGAGGAGCATCTCCTCGAGTTCGCGCTGGTCGGTCGGAATGACGATGTCGGGGTCAGCCGGTTCGGTTGGCGTCCGCCCAGCTGGGGGTGCGGCTGCGCGATTCAGTGCCGGCCCGGCGTAGGCACCGCGGGCCGCGAACCGTGCCTGCAACGCGCGGTACTCACGCGCGAGCGAGACGCTCCGCTTGTGATCGCGGAAGCGGCTTCGCTCCGTCACGAACAGCCACGCGAACAGCGCGAGGACCTTGGACAGTGGGGTCATCTTGCAGCCTCCTTCAAGGCCCTGCGGAACGTCTCCGCGTCGAATGTGGGTGGCGGCTCGGGAGCCGGTTCGGGCTTCGGGCGGGCATCCTCGATCGCCTGCCGTCCGGCGTCTTGGAAGGCCCGCCGGATGGCCTCGGGGTCGATCGCGAACTGCGGCGCGTCCTCGACGCGCGGCAGCGGCGGACCGGGTGCGGCGTCCCGGCCGGCATAGGCGAAGATCGACAAGTCCCAGCTGTTGCTGTTGTTCGTCTGCGACGCGACGGTCCCGACCGCATCAGCCAGGCCGGCATCGACGGCCTCCTGCGCGCCATACCACGTCTCGGCCTGCATCAGCTCGCGCCAATCGGCGACCTTCCCGCCGGCGTGGGACTGATAGATCGACGCGACGTTGTCGGACTGGCGGTCCAGCAGATCGGCGAGCTCGCGCAGATCGGCGGCGTTCCCGATCGCGATGCTATGCGCGTCGTGGATCATCATCTGCGACCCGGGAGCCATGGTGATCGTGTCACCGGCCATGGCGATGATCGACCCACCCGACGCAGCGAGCGAGTCGACGGTGACATCGACGGTCGCCGCGTGCGCGCGGAGCGCGTTCATGATCGCGATGCTGTCGAAGACGTCACCGCCAGGCGTGTTCAACCGCACGGACAGCCGCGCCGCCGTGAGCCCGCGGAGTTCGTTGACGAGGTCGGCGGCGTTCACACCGAACCAGCCGATCTCGTCGTAGATGTAGACCTCGTCGACACCGTCCGCGAGGTTCGAGATCTTGTACCAGTCGGTGCGGCCCTGCCGCAGTTGCGCGCGGGGGCGGGCGGTCCGTAGCCGCCGCGCGACGGGGTCGGCGGTAGTCGCGGTGTTCCGGATGCGGGGGCGGATTCTCATGCTGCGGCGACCTCTCCGGGCGGCTGGGGCACTGGCGCAGGCTGGACAGGCGCAACAGGCGCAGGCGCGACACCGATCGCCGGCAACCCCATCGCCTCAAGCACGCCGGTCTTCTCATAGCCGGCATCGGCGAGGTTCTTCGCGGCGCCCGTGCGGATGCTCAGCTCCGATGCTGCCGCCGTCGTGTCTCGCGGCACCGGATCGACATAGTCGAACTCGAGCCCGTCCGCTGCCGCCCCGAACAGCGGCAGGTAATCGCTGTTGAGTGCCTGCTTGAACCGTTCGAGGCGGGGCTTCGCCATCCAACGGGCGAAGGTGACCTCACCGATCTCGGCGTTCGCCTTGTTCACGTCCTCCGTGATGCCGAGCATCGACTTCGGCATCCCGAACGCCTCAAGGATCGTGTCCCGGGAGACGGTGCGGAGCTGCGCGAACTGCATGTCCCGCTGCGTCATCGCGTTCGGCACCCACTTGCCGTGCTCAAGCAGCGCGATCCGGTGCGCCTTCGCGACGCCCTGGTGTTGCTCACCCCACCGCTTTTGGAGCTGCTCGAACTCGGGATCGGTGAGCGCCTTCGGGACCTCGATGATCCCGCCCGGCTCCGCACTGTTGAGGAAGAAGTTCCGATTCCACTCGGCGCTGTACTTCGTCGCGTCCAGATCGGCGAGCAGCGACTGAACCGGCCCCATCCCGCGGTACGGGTCGAGCGGATTCGGCATCCGCAGCATCATCACTTCGCGCCGCTCGAGCGGGACCTTCTCCCCCGACGGGCCGGTGTAGACGTAGCCGGTCAGGAACTCGGTCGGCGACGGGACGGGCTCGATCCTGTCCGGGCGTACCGGCCAGATCGACGTCGGCCACGGCGACCCGTTGTCGTAGCCGAACACGCACCAGCCCTCGCCGGTCAGATCGACGTGCTGCTGCACGGACTCGACGAGTTCCTGCCGCGTATAGAAGGCGTTCGGGGCGTTCCAAACCTGCAACGCGAGATGCCGCGTGACCTCTTTCCGGTTGTCCTCATTCGGGCCATACAGGCGTCGCCCGTCCGTGGACTTGCGGTACAGCTTCCACTCGACCTGACCGGTCGCGTTCGATGTCCGCGACACGATCCCGAACAGCGTCCCCACCGAACCCATAGCCCGCATCTGCGCGGCCGGATTGTTGCTTGAACTGAACAGCTGCGAAATCCGCGACGGCGACACATACGGCACAGGCGATGCCCCGACACCGGCGAGCATCCGCAGCGCGCTACGCATCAGGTCTCATCGCTCATACGGAGCTCAATGAATAGCAACGCTCCACCGGCGGTGAGCAGCCCAAGCGGCATCGCAACCATCCATGCAGCAGCAACCACACAGCCGGCAGCGGCGATCGAGAACGACGCCTCGACAACCTTCGCGACCAGCAGCCGAATCCCGAGAGCCATAGGCCGGCGACGATGGATCGATTCGGCCTTAGCCTGCCGCGCCGCGCGCCAACCGACGCCCAACGCGCCGAGCGTGCTCACGCGCCACTGATCCAGACGGTCACAGGCAGAGCGTAAACCTAGATAGGACGCTCCGTCATAACGTACCTCTACCTGCGCTATAGAAAACGGATGTTCGGGCGGGAACGTTGCTCAAGATCCGCGATCTGCGCCGCCCAATGGGCCAACATGACCGCGATGAACCCATCGACGTCGAACACCGACAGCTTCCGGCCGATCGCGAACGCCCCATCACCCAGGTTCCGCTTCGCCGCGCCCGCGACCTGATCCGCGAGCTCCTGCTGCGGACCATGCACGATGCTCGCCTGAACCGCAGCATCGACAATCGACGCTGCCGCCGCCGCGACGTCCCGCGCCGACGCGACCAGGACTTCGCAGCCGGACGCTTCGAGGTCGGGGATCAGCCGCGCAGCCGGGCCGCCGCCCTCCACAACGAACGGCGCAGCCGCGGCCTCCTTCAGCGCGACACAGGCATCGACAACCCAGCCGTTCCCGCGATCACGGCGCTGCAAGTCGAGCACGATCCGGCCATCACCCGTCGGCCCAGCAGCCCCGATCGACGACCACGCCCGATCCAGGGAAACCTCGACCGCATACGCGCCGACCGACTTCATCGTCACCGACTCGTCCTCGAGCTCCGTCCACAGCTCGAACGGAATCGGTGCCTCCGCGACCGTGGTCGAATCATGCCAACCCATGATCTCCCGGCCGAACTCAGCCGGCGGCATCTTCCCCCGAAGATCCAGAAGCTTCTGTACCGTGATCCGGCCACGGGTCACCGCCGAATGCGCCAGCTGGATCACTTCAGGCTTATCGCAGCCGCAACCGACCCGGTCCCGTGCATGATCGCATCCCTCGCCCGCATCGCACACGACCTCCGGCGGCGGCGTCGCCCATTCCACATAGAACATGCGCCGCGCGCCGCCCTTACGGCCCTGCTGAATCAGACTCCATAGGTAGGCCGACACCGGCCGGCACGCGCTCGACAAGAAATCAACCTGCGACGTCGGCCGGGCCAGCATGATCGGCAGGACCGCGCCGATCTGCTCCGGCTGCACCGCCCACGCCTCATCGAAGAACACGTCATCACCGGTCAGGCCCACCCCGCCGCCCGATGTCCGCGTCTTGAACGCCAGCGTGCACCCGTTCCGGAGCTTGATCTCAGGTATCGCGCCATGCGTCGCGATGTTCCCCCGCGCCGATAACGCCACCCGCGCCGCCAACTGATCCGAGCTCCCGATCAGCCGCTCAAGATCCAGGCACGCCCGCCTCGACGTGTCGAACTCATGCGCCGACCAGATCACCAACGGCCGATCGTCAACGAACAGTTTCCCCAGCGACCGCTGCTTCTCGAAACCCGATTTGAGGTTCTGCCGCGGCGCGATAACCACCGTGTCGAAGATCAGCGGCTGCCCCCGCTTATCCAACGCACACGACACATCCAGGCACATCTGCTGCTCAGGATCGGGCGGGAAACCAGCCAGCGTCGCCACCGCGCCATACTCCGGACCGAGCGTCCGCCTCTCGTCATACTCATCAGGGACGCTCATGAACGCCGGCTTGACCAGATCAACCGCCGTCACGACGCGCGGCCACCCTCAAGCAGCTTCATCGCCGCAGACGCCCGGATCTTCGCGACCTCGTCTTCCTCTTCGCTGGCATCCTCGAGCGCCACGGCCCTACTCGCGATGTACTGCCGCAACAACGCCGCCAATCCCGCGCCGGTCTCAGCGCCCCGGTCAATGCGCTTAGCCGCCTGAATCGCCGCCACCCCAAGCGACGACTGCTCCCGATCAGCCGCCCGCAACTCCAACCGCAAAGCCGTCTCAAGCTCGCCAGGCGGGCCGGCATCCGCGACAGCCTTCGAGATCGGCACGACGTTATCCGTCCGACGGTTCGCCCGCTTACGGCACGTCGCCGAATGGAACCGCGCATTCGGCCGCTGCGTCTCGAACTTCACCCCACACTCGGGGCCCTCGCATATCTTGATCACCCGAGACGCCCCTTCCCTACCGACCCGATAGACAACCCGCGCCGACTGCCACGTCACACAGTATGGTCACGTGACCCAAGATCAGGATCCATGTAAAAGGTCGAC